TTCTGGCTTCTCAACCTGAGGCGCAGACATAATCTCCATCAACGAAGAGTGATAGGTGTTAAGGAACATTTGAGGATCACGCCTCTTCCTTACTTCACCACAATAATACTCAATGCCGTTAATGACTTGATAGTAACCGTACTGTGGAATAATAGGAATACGCTTAAATGGTGTTTTTTGCCCTCTTATTAGCCACTTGTCACCACCCATTAACCCGTACTCAACGTACTTGACTTTTCTACGCTTGGTTTCGTGTTCGTTAAACTCTCGCAAGTCTCTTAACTCATCACGCGAAACCTTGTTACCGTAGTTGTCTTTAATGCCATCACCAGTAGTTACTACGTACTCACCAAAATGATACTCGGTCAGGTTTTTGTCGATAACTTCGTAATAGTGAGCGAGGTATAAGTCTTTCTCTGTGTCTGTGTCCCAATCAAACCAATCAACCTGGGCATTAACAGAGGCCACCGTCTCACCAAATTCTTCTTCGATAGTCTTTCGAGAGGTACGGATAATCTCCCACGCTTGTTTGCAGTCTGCTTTATCTTTTCTAATTGACGGGCCAAACACAACGCTAGACGCCGCTGAGTAGATAGGTTCTACGCACAAATATTGACTATCTGGGTCTGGATTCTCTTCATCTTCGTACTTAGCCGCTAGTTTAAACGCACCAAAGCCTGAGAAAAAAGCCTCTTGGTCTGAATTGTTTAACGCCTCGTTACCATCACTTGATTGAAAGTCGTTGCGCCAGCGAGATTGTAATAGGTCTGCATCCTCGTCTGTTGCTTCGTCTGAATTACTAATTATCTTAGCATTCATTTCTAAGCGTTGTTTTTGGCCCAGTATTCTATTGATAGAGCCGAACAGCTTATTAATTTCAGGCTTGGGTTTATTCTTGAATTGTTCAGCATATGGACCTTTCCACATTGCGCCCGCCACTGTTGCAAATTCATAATCGTCTTGGCAATTTCTGTTTCTTTCGTACGAACCGCTCAAAGCGTCGTTCATATTAGGTATAACTTCGTCTAACTCTTTCATTTTTTCACCAGTGACTAACTCTTGTAGTTGCTATTTTACTAACGTCTATTTGTTTAATGATACCACGAATGCGCTCACTCATCATAACCGCGTCTGCACAATTAGGGGAGCGCACCTTAAATTTTTCTCTCATTTCTTTTTTAGTGTAAAGCTCGAACAAGCCGTTCATATTTGGCTTAATAGGCATTCTACACAATTCAGCGCGTAGCGTTTTAAGGTTTTGACAGTTGGAACTAAAACTAATTAGCGTGTCTGGGTCTGTCATCACGTTATTAACTACTGCTTGATACGTTCTATACACTCTATCTCTTAACTTAAGGTAGCATTGCGCCCTTAGGTTTTTACAGACCTTTTGCCATGTTAGCTGATTAACCATATTAGAGGCTCCGCTAGGCTCATAGATAGCGTCAGGCATATCAACAGAAGATGCGCCATTGAACTGGTGCGCTGTTATCTTTTTGCCTTGTAGCGCTGCGTTAACGTCCCTTTTGAGTGTTACACCCATACCGCCAACGTCCCACTCGTAATCATCTGCTCCCTCGTTTATTGCCAAACCTAAAGCCCAGTCGCTGCCTTCGTTAACGTCTAAGTCTTGCCTCTGAATAATATCAGTGATTATATTGCCTTTTCTGACTGCGCAAGCTTTGGGGTCATTGCCTAAGTCTGATGGATCATGCGTAACCTTTATCACGCCCACTTCTTTCATGCCTAGTTTTTCATGCGCATCTATACAAGCGTCAAACCATTCAGGCTTAATAAGTCCATTCTCAATATCGTCATTAAAGCCGCCTTTCCATACCCATTCGTAAGTGCTTCTAGGCAGGTTTTTAAAATCGAAAAGTCTTTCTGCTTCTAGCCCTGAATCATCGAACCACGGATTAGAGTCGTAATTCATTTTTATAATTAGGTGCATATCATCTTCGTAGATACCTAACTCGTCTAACTCTGATTGAAATGGCACTATGAATCTTTGGCTAAATGGGTCTTCACTAGAGGCAGGGTTAGCACAGAAAACCATTTGCACGTCTTGTAAGTCTATCTCGCTCGACTCAACTTCTTTTTGCTTGCCTGGCAGCCCTTTCATTGGCTTTTTACGTGCCGTAGGTGTTAGCGTTCTTAGTGATTTTTCAGATAAGAATTGAGCCTCTTCTATCCACCAATCAAGAAATCCGAAAGCCGACTTAACAGATTCAGGATTTCTACTTAGCCCCATGAATCTAGCCATAGAGTTGTTGTGCGTAAACTTAACCGTTCTTTCAGTTACGTCTGCGTTGTCTAGCTCTAGTCTTTTTATCTCATCACTTAATACGGCATGTACACTGTCAGTAATAGACGATTGAAACTCTCGTATACACATTAGGTTTCTGCCTAAGTCGTGCATACTGATTAGGCCGTGATCGCCTTTAACTAAAGTTTTGCCCGAACCTCGACCACCGATAAGAATAATAAATCTTTTAGGGCGCAAGAAAACAGGCTTAACTATTTCAGGAAAGTAGGCTGTAGGATTTTTAACAGTAGGCGACCACTTGCCATCTACCAAATGATAAGATGATGTAAGCTCTTTATTCTCAGCACTAACAAAACCTATAACTGTGCTTTTAAACTCGCCAGCACTGAAAAGTAACTGATCTTCCAAACCTTTCAACCTAGTCAGCTTGCTTGCTAGCATCTTCTATCGCCTTTAGTCTGTCCTCAAACTCTGTCTTTTCTTTTATGTTCATTAAAGACGACATAGAAACTATCAACTGATTGCCTAAGTCTGGCGGTATATTACCCTTAGATATTCCGACAATTATTTGCTCGGCTTTCTGGCTTATGGTGCCATTCTCATCTAGGTCAAACTTAATAGTAGGCGCGACTGCTTTGGGTATTGGAGACAAGCGAGACATAAGCTCTTTGAATGTAAAATTGTCGTCTGGGTTTTCTGCCCTTGCGACAAGCTCATCATAAAAGCCTTCTTCTGTTTTGCCCGCCCGCGACATAGCTTCAAGAATCTTAGTCCTTTCGCTCTTACCTCTGCGCTTGCTAGGCTGCTTGCCTTTGCCAAATGTGGTTGAATTCGATGCCATAATCGCCCGTAATTAGCCCGTATCTATATTCTTATTCTATCAAAAACAGCAAAAGACCGCTATAAACAGTCTTTATTCAGTATTTTATTCATTAGCCCCGTGTAACACTTAATAAAAGTGAATATTTACACAGTAAAAGTGAATATTAACTCGTTGCCTGTGCGTAAGTCCATGAAGTAACAGACACGTCATCACCTACACCAAACGTAGTGCTATTTAAAATCATGTCAGTACCGCTTGTTCCTGCTGTGCCGTTTCTTACCGCATTACCTGAAGAGTTCTTGGCAACATAGTGACCTGCTGTTCCTGCGCTTGACGCTGTTACATCCACTATAGCGTTAGCTGATGAGCTACCCGCTGAGGCTGACGAGAAAGCCGTTGCGTTGATCGTTAACGTAGCTAACACAGTACCAGTAGGGGCTGAGTCTATAGCTGCCGCCGCTCCTGTTCGTATTTCTAAAGTTCCGCCGTTCAATAAAGTATTTACGGCATTTAGTGAGGCGTTGCGGCCTGCTATTGATAGTTGCATTATTTAACCCTTAATATGTTTGATTTACGTTTTATTTTAACAGTGCTAGTGCTTCGTTTCACTTTTATAGTGTTTTTAGCATTCACTGAGATTTTTACTGGTATCTTAACTGCCAAACCTTCTATAAAGCTAGGCCCATACTCACCTATAGAAGCATCAATTTCAGCCGTTAAGCTTATAGCTATAGAGTCAGTAAAAGATGGCCCGTACTCGCTTATATTAGCCTCTATCGCCTTTTCTAAGCTTGCTTGTACACTTTCTGTAAAGCTTGGCCCTACCTCTGCTATGCTTGCGCTTAATCCTGTAGCAACTTGAACATCGATACTGATTGAATCAGTAAAAGACGGCCCCGGCTCGGTTATATCGCCTTGTATCGTCAATGTTGATAACGTTGCAGAAATAGACTCTGTAAACGCTGGGCCGCTTTCGACTATGCTTCCTGTAATATTTAAAGATAGATTAGCGCTTATGCTTTCAGCAAATGAAGGCCCTAACTCTGTGATGCTTGCTTGTATAGCTTTTGATAAAGTTGCGCTTATTTGCTCTGTAAAGCTTGGGCCTGATTCTGCGATAGAGGCAGTTAAGCCTTCATTACCTGGATCAGGTGTAAAATACCCTCTACGGCGCAAGCTCATTCTAAAGTCCCGTTATTTCCCAGTTGAACGCGCGACCTGTTCCTGCTGTTTGCTCTAGTGTGGCGACAAATTCATTGGGCGAAGCGATAGGAATGGATAGGCAATTTTGAACGCTCTGATTGTGAACGTAA